GCATCTATTACACAACCACAAGGACAACCACAAGCAGCATCAGAAGCAGGAAGTTCAACATTAGCACAGAGATATGCTGGTAAAGCATTCGCAAATGCCAAGGGCAAAACGGAATGTGCAGCATTCGCACAGCAAGCAGGTCACGTAGGTCATACTAGTGGATGGTCCCCAGGAAATGCTGCGTCTGCAGGTAATCTAAAACCTGGTGATTGGATTGCCACATTCAATGGCGGAAAATACACCAATACATATGGTCAATCTCATACAGCGATGTTTAATGGTTATCAAAGAGATCAATCTGGTAAGATTGTCGGAATCAAAGTTCTAGAACAGTTTAATAAAATTGGTGCGGTTAGAGAACACACATATCCTCTGACAGGAGCAGGTGGTGAAAAAGATGCGGGAAGTTATTATCAAATTGTCGATAGAGGCAAACCTGCGACAATGGCGGAAACTGTTGAGCAAGCACCTCCTGCTCCAGCTGCACCTCCTAAGAAAGATGACACGGATCAAATAAGACCAACAGGACAGACTGAAACTACAAGAGATAAAACTGTGGAGTCTCGTGCTGCTGATCCTCAAACTGCATCATCTGATATCAAACCATTAGAAACTGTGACGCAGCCACAAGGACCATTGAACACACCTAAAGCAGAAGCACTTCCTGCACCTGCGTCAACTCCTGCTGCTCCTGCTGCTCCTGCTGCTCCTGCTGCGCCAACTCCTGCTGCTCCTGCTCCTGCTCCTGCGCCAGAAGAACCAACAGCAACAGTTGAGAGACCAGCAGAGCAACCTAAACCTACTGCACCAACACCTGAAAGATATAACGTAAATATACCAAAATTTATTAATGCCATCAAGCAGACTCCAGACTTTAAAAACAATCCTCTATCATGGATGGCTACAGATAGTATGATCACAGGTGGATTCAACGATGATCCACGAGTAAAGGCAGCTGGCGTCCGTCTAGATGAAAAGGGTGTTATGCACTTCACAAAAGGCATGACTCCTGAAGCAAAAGAAGCAATGGCAACTTTTGACACTAAGTCTTTCATGACAAAGATAGAAGATAAGAAAAAAGAAGATACACCAACACAAGTCAAACCTAAAGCAAAAGGTGGAACTACAAAGGTCAGCACAGAAGAAATTGCTGCATATCCTATCGGCGGTCTACAGGGTGATAATGCTGTGGTTGTCAATGCACAACAGCAACCACTATTTACAATGAACACCAACGAAGCAGCGGTGATGAATCCAGATACGAAGACTGTTGATGTAATACCCAATCAAAAGAATAAACAAGTTGGACCACAACAACAGACAGACAGCACTCCTGTAATGAATGAGTTTAATTCTGCAATTCAAGATTTACAGAAAGACTTTGATAATCTATCTAAGAAAGATATGAAGCAACCGGATATGACTACTACACAACCAGAACAGTTTAATCAGAGTTGGTTGGCAGCATTAGGTCATGTGACAGAGATACCATATAGAAATCCTACAGCACATAGAGTTGCTAGTCGTGCAAATGGTGTTGAGACTGGTAGTGCTGATAATGGATATCATTTCAGTCACGGTAACAAGTCATAAAAAAGGCGGGGAATGATCCCCGCCGATTCTATTAGTCTTCTGCTAGTTTTCGGAACATAGCAAGGTCTTCATCCTCTTCATCTTCAACAACTGGCGTTGGTGCCTTCTTAGCAGGCTTTGAGTCTGTAAATGGAACATCATCGTCAGTTTCATTGAATGCCTTAGGTGCAGCAGCACGATATTCATCCGTAGTAGAACGAACAGGTGATCCTGTCAGACCCATAACATCATTCAACTTACGCTTTAGATCATCATAAGACTTAAAGTTCTTACGATCAACAATATCCTTTAATGAATATTCACTCTTCCAGAGTGCCTCTAGTTCATCATCATTCTCACTCAATGGTCCTGGTGTTAGAAACACCGACTCATCATAGTTAGGGAATGAAATGCTACGACCACCCATATTGACGTTCTGGCGTGTCATCTTCAACTTGAAGTTGGCACCCTTCCACAAATCAAAAGGATTGATGCGTGGCTCTGACTCAAGGTCAGGATTCATCATCTTGGTGATCTTGTCAAAAATCTTCTTGCCATACTTGAACAAGAAGACCTTGCCCTCGTTCTCTGGATTCTTAGGATCACTCACCACATAGATGTTAGAAACATAATGCAGACGGCGCTTCTGATCACGGGCCTGCTTACGCTCTGGAGAGTTATCATCCTGTGTGGAGTTCCAGAGTTGTGAGTTAAATTCAGAAACAGGATCCTTTTCATCAAAAGTCGTTAGAGACTTTTCGATATACCACTTACCTGTCACCTTGTTCTGGAAGCCATGATCGAAGTATCGAACGAATGGCAGAGCATCGTCACCATCGACTGCTGGACCAGGAAGAAAGCGAATAACTGCTAGAGCATTACCAGTCTTATCTGGTGTTGGCTTCCAATAGTTATCTGTGCTATCGTCCTTCTCGTAGGTGGGATTCTGTAGTTTATCGACTTCCTTGAGCAGGTTGTCAAACTTTGAGGATTGTTTCTTTAGATTTGAAAAGTTCATGTATATTCTCCGTATAACGTTGTATAGTTTCTTGTCCACATAATCATAATATAAGTTGGTATTATAACAGAAGATTCTCCCTCTGTCAAGTGATATTTAGTCATCAATAGAAACGCATTCAAATTTGCGTTCCTGCAATGTCTTAGCACCCCAATATGTTCGAGGATTACCACATAGAGAACAACCAGAATGACAAGTCCATCCTTTCATCTTGTGGAAGCGATGCTTTTGTTCTTCGTTGTCGTTATAACCCCATGTGAAGTTATTTATTTTTCGGATAGAAAACTGGCGCTCGATGTGCCGTTGCTTCTGTTGAAAACGCTTTTGTCTTCTCTGTTTATCCAAGTATTATCTCCAAAAAATGTTTCGTTTCTTCATTCGGTAGAAAACTTGTATTAGTCTCCTTTTCATGTAGTTCTATTTGAAACACTCTTTCTCCATCGTATTTGTAAAAAACCTCATACCTTCCGTCAACCCATTCCTTTAGTATATCAGACGCATTGCCCTCTAGAGTTTTCATCTATACGCTCCTTGAGTATGAGTTTCATTCTCTCTTTATCATACTTTATAAAGGGCCTATATTTTTGCATCTTGAGAGATACCTTAGGCCATATCACATCATCGTCATAGTATTTATCAAACTTTTCTCTAAACAGAATAAAGTCATTCATAACAACCAATGACTCCATACAGATACGGCGTTGTAGATACAGCACAAGCACTCCGGGGTATTGATCACTATGCGTCTTGAAGGCGTCGCAGGAACCATTACGCAACACCATATCAACATCATTAGACACATTATAAGATAGAGCCTGCCGACGACCCTGATACTTGACCAGATTGGTTGTAGCAGTATCGTCTAGCAGTTCTGTTATATAATGCTTGTCTTCAAGAAAGTTAGCCACATAGAAATCCCTTAGTGTTTCAGGATCATATGTCTTAGCCAACTTCTCAAAGAACATTCGGTCGTTTCTTTTGGTGTATGACTCTTTCGTAGCACGGAGTTTACCATGCATTTGAAAGAAGTCATACTTGTTGCTTGTGAAATGGGTTCGCAAGGCTAGAAACAACTGATATGCACCATAACCAGTAAAGTGTCTCATACTATCTTTGTTTTGTCTCTAATCGTCATATCAAAATTGAAAGGGGTCTTTTTTTGTTGCTGTTTTACAGCATCATCAAAGATAGTATCATCATCTGTAAACCATTGACTTTCGGTAGCCTGGTCAATCCGTCCTTTAAGACGATTCGTCGATTCGAAGATACCCGGAACGGGTTGTCGGATAATCGCTCCGGCCGGCCATGGACTAGGGACAGTAGCAGCAGATTCCTTTATAGCCTCCTCCCATATCTTTAGCAATGTCTTTGTCTTTGACTCGGCATGACCTTCACCTGTCGTAGCAAAACCTTTATTCAAAAACTTTAGAATACGACCCTTCTTTGGTTCTTTCTTAAG